TTACTTTAATACTGAAGAATTTTTTACGGTCTCAGCGCTGTTCTTTATTGCTAAAACTATTGATAACATGGTATGTAAAAAATTGCTCCCGAGAGATGCCGCCAGACCGGCCAATACCTGCTGGACGATACGGGCTTCGTTAATGCCCGGCAAATCTACGCCGACCTGCGCCGCAATACATATTACAGGTCCGAGAAGTATCGACATGATCTCCTTCTCGATTTTACTGCACTCATTGTACTTAATTTTCGTAAAGCTGTTCTTCACCTGAAGGTAAAGCGGTTTGATCACCTCGGCCGCTCTTTCTACAGCTACGGCCACAGCGAGGATCACACCCGACAGAGTCACAAAATCCATACTACCTCACTCCTTCATAGCAGTTGCTATCATTATCATCAGTCTTGAAAAATTGGGCTCGATGTCCCGTTTCCTGAGCCAGTAGTCTTTGCTGATGCCGGCTTTTATTGCGATTATGTCGATGGCCTGCTCAAACGGCATTGCGTCATCCGGTTTCGGGTTTGACGCATCCCCTGCATCCGTTGCAGATCCTACGACCGCCTTGCCGGTATCGGCCTTAACATCATGCTCGAGCCAATCCAAAAGTCCCCAGTGCGTCCAGGCACGGTCCGAGAGTCTTGTTGTCACAACGCCGTAATCAACTCCGCGTGCCTCTACTACAAGTCCGCCGCCTACGTACATACCAACGTGTCCCATGCGGCCTTTGTCCTTGTTGTACATATAGACCGTACAGCCCGGGGTCAGCGGCATGCTGCCGATCGTTCCCCGCATGCCGCACTGGTCGTATGTACCCTGGGCCGACACATCCTGCCATACGCCCGACAGGGCTTTGCGCGCTGCCTTGATGAGTCCCGAGCAGTCGCATACCCACTTATTGAGCCATTTGCCGCACCGGCCTTTTGTGTAGTCGCCGTTGAGCTGGTAATATCCGTTACCCATGGATGCGCCATATTGTGTTTGTTTTTGCCGTAGCAGATCGACTGTGCAGATCTGACCGACTGTACCGTATACATAGCCATCGCCTATGTGGGATTTGACCCATACAATGATTTGTGATGCCTTGATCATAAGAACTTACCTTTCTCACTCTTTTGATTACCAGATGAAAAAGCCTGTGAGGACCGTGAGTATCATACTCATCGCCCAAATAGGGCTTTTGTATGGCTGCCAATCTGCAGACTTAGTTTTTGTTTTTATAGTATTGGGGGTAGTGCTCCTTTCCGCACATGTCCTTTGTACCACGTTTAAGCAATCCCCCCTCCGCTCCTCTCATGTTTTTTGCACATAAAAAGGACCCGGCTTCCCGAGTCCATTTACTCTTATAAATCCTTACTCAGAAACAACCAGCCTTGCTTCAACCTCCGCCTTATACTCTGGGTTTATAATGTCAGCAGCCTTGAACGGCTGTCCGGTCTTAATGTTGACTGTACCATTTTGTATCCATGATACCAGCCAATCGATATACTGCTTCTTTATCATCTTATATCACTCCTTCGGCTATCAGTAATTGCTGCTGCAACTCTTCGTAAGTTGTAACATGCTCCCTCCGCGTGTCGATCACGATTGTTTTCGTAACTACGTCCACATGATATGTCAAAGCATCCTGCAACGTGGTATCGCCATACGGCAAATCGATAATACCTATTTCCGCAGGCCGTAAATCCTCCCGAATATCGCCGCTCATTTCTCCTAAACTATTATTAAGTACATAACCTGTTTCAAAATTGTAAAGTATCCTTTTACCTATCTCCATAAATAATCCTCCCTAAAATTCTATAGCATACCAACGAACTACCTCTACGGTACCGCCGGTGCCATTCCATCCGTTCGAATGAGCAAATCCCACTGATACCGTAAAATATCCATCATAGGAACTTGCTAATGCGCGTGTTCGTAATACTGTTGTATTTTCGTCCCTTGATACAGTTCTTAACCAATTTAACCCCTCACTACCAATATGCCATGGGTCGGGAAGCACACCAGTTACCGCTGCTGTCACTGTATTATAAAAGGACATTATCCCAGAATTACTTCCAGAACGAAAATTAACCCACAGGATTACCACTCCAGCACGAAAACCCAATCCACTTATTGATAAATCATAAAAAGGTGGGCTAGAGGTTTGGTTGGTTATATCAATAATTAAACTAGTACTACCCTGGGCAGTTCGTTTTCCATTATAGGTCCCAGCCAGTCCGAATATAGATATACCTGCCGGGATATTCGCAGCAATAAAATTAGGGTCGTATGCATATAAATCCGATCCAGCAGCATAATAGCCTGGTGATCCCGTAAATATCCATACACTGCCATAGCCATCTGAACCGGTACCTGAGCCAATAACACCACCGGTATATACTGGCATACTCCCTTGCAACCCAAAAATGTTTTTATCTGCTCTGATGTTAGCAGGATCAAAATTCGGGTCTTGAGAACTTACACTATTAGAGCCTGGATAATAACCATTGGGCACACCAAACGATAATATTCCGTTGCCTTCGGCAAATACGGCAAATGCTGTCTGATTTGCGCCGGAACGATTAGGTATACTCCCCACAATCGGCCCGCCGTCCACCGTCGCGGTCTTCCCGCTCAGCAAATCTGCCGCTGTCGCGTTTCCACCACCTCCTTTACCCTGTACAATAAAATTTGTGCCATTGTAGCGCAGGGTATAAGGCGTACTGGCCTTAAGCCCTCCCGCGGTTATGGCGTTGCCGAGGCTGTCCAATATTGTCTTCGCTCCCAGCCCGTTTACATTTATCGTAGATGCTCCGGTGCTCGCCACGTTGATTTTTACGCAAAGGGCCATGCCGTCCGCATAAGCGGTCGGGGCAGGGGATAATGTAACCGCATATGTATTGGCTGTTCCAGTGGTAACTGCATAAGGTATGTGATTGAGCCTGTCGGCCATGTGCGCCGTAAGATTCGCCTGTACCGCGTCGGCCTTTGCCTGCGCCCCCGCAGGGGTTTCATGGCCCGAATGGGGCGCTGCCGCGCCGGCATGGCTGTTAAGATTTGTCTGCACCGCATCGACCGTATCCTTCCGGGCAATGTCCGCAGCCGCCGACGGAGCCGCCACCTGCGCCCGACCGCTGACGTCCCTCATCATAATCCTGCTCGCCGTAGCCGCCGAGGTAGCGCTATGAGGATTTGTCGCATTGGCATGCGTCGTGAGATTGGCCTGCACCGCGTCAGCCTTTTCCTGGGCCCCCGCGGGGGTTTCCTTTGCATTCCAGGCCGTCTTTTCGGCATCCGTAACAAACCGGTTGCCGGCGTCCTGGGTGATGATGCTGGGCGGGTGGCTTGCCGGATGGGTGTAGTTGTTGGCGCCTGCCGCAACTCCGTCGAGCTTGCTCTTGTCCGCGCTGCTCATGAGCCCGTTTGCGGAGGCGGTTGCCACAGCCGTACTTGCTTTTGCGTTCCATGCGGACTTCTCGGCATCCGTCGCAAATCTGTTGTTTGCGTCTTGGGTGATGATGCTGGGAGGATGGCTCGCCGGATGGGTGTAGTTGTTGGCGTTGGCGGCTATCCCCGCCAGCTTTGTCTTTTCGGCGGCAGTATAATCCTCCGTGCTCAACTGCTTGCCGGTCACCTTGTCAACTTTTTTGGCCACCTCCGTATCCAGGATGTCCATGTTGCCGTTGAGATCCTCAATATTGACGATATCCGTTCCCTCGGGTTTTTTAAGATTGAGATTCGCAGTGTTTTGCATTGTCTCACGCTCCTTCATAAATCCTTAATTCATTCCATGTCTTAATCCCGGCCTGCTGCCATGTCAGGCTTTGCAGGTCAAGCCACCACGTGTACGTATACTTGAAGCTGCATGCCAGGTGCGCGGGCTTGATATCCTCTATCGCCTGTATCAGTCCGGCCATGTTGGGCGGTATGCCCATGACGCCGATAAACTGCACCTCGAACCGGTATTCTGCCGGATATTCGATCACATCGACATCGCCCCCGCTGAAAGCGGCAGCTACGCTCTTTATCAAAGCTTTCGTAGCTGTTCCCGCGCCCTGCAGCCTGGCGGCTATGATTTCCCGGCGATGCGGATACGGCTTGCCATAATCCGTCCCTATGCCCAATTCCCTTTCCCAGAAGTCCAGGCCCCAGGTTGCGGAGCGCACATACCACTGATCAAGGATGTCTTTAATGGCGAACTGTATCAGCCCGATCTCTTCCCCGTCAATCCGTTGTATCTCCTCCATCTCACGAATACCGGCAAAGCATGGAGGGAGATGTTCCATCAGGTCCGGAGCAAGTATTTCCGCATCGGATTCATTCCCGGGGTCGATACCGAGCAGAGCTATTCCATATAAGGATTGTCCGTACATACTACACCCCCTTAAGCTGATCCCACGTCACAGGACCCTTGCGCATGTATGCCGCATCGTGATTATGGGCCGCCGGCGGAAAGGCGGCGGGCTTGCCCGTTATTCCGTTCCACGGCGCCGTATCGGCTGCCTCGGCCGCATCGACCTTTCCGTCACTGTCCGTGTCGTATACGGACTTCAGCATGTCCCCTGCGCCGAGGCCTTCAAGATCCTCCTGTGTGATAAAACCCGATAGATCCGGCTTATTTGTTAATTCGGAGTAATCTACCATCCCCCAGCTGTAGGTGCCGGAAGTCGCGGCGGCCTTCAGGACCTTTCCGTTGTTTGTGGTCCCGTTGGCGGGAACATGCTTGTTGCCGTCCGTAGTCGGATGCACATAATTGTTTGCACCGGCGGCTATTCCGGCCAGCTTTGTCTTCTCTGCCGTAGTGTAATCCTCTGTGGAAAGCTGCTTCCCGGTTATAGCATCGACTTTGCCGGATACCGTATTCCACAGGGTTCTTTCCGTTGCCGCGATATGTCTGATCGAGTCGGATATGTGAGCTGCGGCGCCGTTCCACGCCGTTATGTCGGAGTCTGTTACGAACCGGTTTCCGGCATCCTGGACGATTATTGACGGCGGGTGGCTTGCAGGATGTACATAGTTGTTCGCATTGGCAGAAATACCGGCCAGCTTGGTTTTTTCCGCAGTCGTGTAATCTTCGGCGGATAGGCCCTTGCCCGGTATTTTATCCACCTTGCCGGTCAATTGGCCGTCAACATAGGCCTTCTCGGCTTTGTTTTGCATAACTGCTTCAAGCCTGCCGTCGAGCCCCGCGATAAGGCTGTCGTTATATGCCTTGTACCGGTCGAGCTCCTTTTGGGACTCCCGCATGCCTTCCTGCAGGGCGTTGATATCGTCGGCTTCCACCGTGTCCCCCGCGGTCTCATAGGTCACATATACCGCCGCCGTGTCTGCAAATATCTTTATAAACCTTTTCCAGGGCGTTTCGGCCGGAACGGATACAAAAAAGCTCTTTATCTCATTCCCGGTCATTTTGGAGCCGGTGTATACCTTTATCGTACCGGCGGTTACATTGTCATGAGCCAGAATTCCTTCGTATTTGCCTTCGACAATGGTTATTTCTTCCTCAATTACATACACGCTGCCATCCGGCTTTTTATTGAGCTTCTCTATGTACTTGTCGATACTCTCCGGGTATGCCATCTACTGCACCTCCAGGCTTATAACGCCGGTCAGCGGTATTTCTTCGCTTGCCAGCGCCACATTCGCGGACGATCCGTTGATAAGCAGGTTCGAATAATCAAGTACTCCCGGTATGCTCAAAAATATCGTCCCGATTTTTGCATGACTTATATAGGAGGACTCGAAGGCGATACTTTTCAGATATTCGGTAAAGGCGGCCGCAAAGCTTTCGGTCAATGCCTGCAGGCTATACCCGGCTGCCAGCGCCACCCCGGCCGATACGTCTATCGCCTTGCCCACGCCGGATACCACGGTGACGGCAGCGCCTACAGGCTTTACGGTCTCGATATATTCCGCCGTCTTTGATAGAAGCGCAGGCGCTGCCGGCTGTTTATCGGAGTCCGCGATAACAACCTTTACCGTCCCTGCGCCGTCCCACAGCGGGAAGACCTTCACCCCTCCGACTCCGTCAACGCTCAGCGCCCAAAGCTTGTAATCGTTGAGACTGCCGGAGGTGGAAGGGTTGCGGATTTTAGTAAGGGTCCGCTGCCTCAGGGATTCGTCCGTCTCCATATCGGCTCCCGGGATAATTGCCGCGCTTAACAGCTTCGCCGCTCCAAGTCCTGAGATGTTGTCAATGGGAAGAAGGTCGCCCGAAGGAGCGTTTCCCGCTGCGCCCGGCGTTTCACAGGTCATCTCATACGCCCCGTCCGCTATTTTGGCGGTAGCTGCATATACAATCCCGTCTATGCCGAATCTTGAACCGATAGGCACGTTGAATGCTGCGCCCATACTGCCGGTGAAGGTCCCTGTTTTGACGGCTGCAACGGCAGCCTTCCTCTTTACGCCGAACTGGGAGCAGATCCTGGTCAGATATTCACCCTCAGAGGTGTCGATGAACGGCAGCTTTAAAAAATGATCCAGTTCGAAATACGCCTGTGCCAGCTCGTATGCCGCAGGAGCCAGGGCGTCGAATATAATGCTTCCCTCGCGCTTGTCTATTTCATCGGTCACCCGGCCGAGCATGGAGTTTAAAATGCTTTCATAGGTCTTGCTTTCATACATCAGATACTCACCGCCGTTTCAATTCTAAAATTGCCGTAATCGGTGACGACATCAAACTCCACCAGGAGCTCGTCCTCTTTCCTGGTAAATTTGAAGCCGCTTACTTCATTGACGCGGTCGTCCTGCTCCAGCGCCTCCCTTATCCTTCTCTTGATTTCAGCCGTTATATAAAGGGCGTCCTTGCCGACCAGTCTCTCCAGCTCGACGCCGTAATTCCAGCTGTATATCGGGTATATATACCTCTCGGTCGACATGATGAGCTCGACCGCCTGCCTCACCGAATCCAGGCCGTCTATATACCCGCCTATTACGTTTTTTGCGGTATTTATGCCGTATGTTCTGGAGGGCTGCTTTACATCGCTGATCGCCAACTCGCTTATTGTGCCGGAAGGTATCATGGTCTCACCTCCAAAATATAGAATTTCTGGCCGCCTTCCTGCTGGATCATAAGCACGCTTTTGCCGACATCTTCGGGCTGCAGGACAGGAGGCCACAGGATCAATGCCTCGGGCAGCAGCAGCTTTTCATTGATTCTGACCTTCAAGGGAGATACCGACTCCACCTTGCCCGATACCAGTTTCGTAAGGCGTACGCTGTTAAGGTAGTTCTTCACTATTTCTTTTATCATCTCGATCATAAAACCAGCTCCAGACTCATTGTGTGGTTGTTTGCCTCAAAGTCGTGCTTGCAGGATGAAATTATAAGGTATTGGGCGATTTTCAAATCGGATATGCTCGCAAGTATGCTGTTCCCTGCCCTGACCCTGGTATCTCCCATTACGTCCAGCGACAAGGATCTGGTTTCGGCGTTAAGGAGCCACAACAGGGATCTGGCCTTTTCCTTCAACTGCTCTACGTTAGCGTTGTCTTCCGCAGCCTCGTAATATTGCAGTATACCGTACTTTCCAAATGAAACGTCGTCCTTTTCTATTATGGGGAATCGCTTGTCGCCGTCCTTGGTCTTTTTGTCGATTATGATAAGGTTATAAGTATTATTATCAATGCTCTGCCCGTATTTATAGCCGTATGCGAGGCTTTCGTCCCCAATGACCAGGGGCAGCCGCATGCTCTCCAGATCGGTAAGCGTCAGGCTGCCATAGCTGTCGTAAAAGGCGTATTTGCGCCCGGTACCGAGCAGCGTGGCGGATATCCCGTCATATATGGTGTCAAGATGCGTTTGATTATCTACTACCTTATAAGGGAGCTTATATGCCGTATCATCCAGCTTTCCGACCCTGAGATTGAACATGCCGGCCACAACCCTAATCAGCTCATCGACCCGTATGCCTTCAACGACAAAGGAATCCTTCGCCTTCAGATACCGGAGCTGATCATAGGCTACAGCGTCGATCTCGTCGCCCTCGCCTCTCTCATAGCTGAAAATATAGCCGTAAAATATGTTGGCATCATTGTATCTGAACCTTACGACGGATCCGTTTGCAAAAACCGTCCCGGAATACAGATACGTGAAGTCGAGCTTGCTGCAGCCGTTGTTCAGGCTGTCGCTGAAGCTGACGGAGCTGACGATTTCCGAAATCTCGTATATCTTTCCGTTGTCTTTGTTTAGTACAAGCAGCTCAATCATGGTATTTTGATCACCTGCCCGACGATGATGAGACTTGGGTTTTTTATCTGCGGATTGGCTTTGACCAGCTCCGGATATTTTGCGCCGTCGCCCAGATATCTCTTCGCAATGCCCCAGAGGGTGTCGCCTCTGACCACGGTATGCGTATCAGCTTTTTTGGGCGTACCGGTCCTTGGGGCGCTTGCGATATTCGCTTTCTGCTCCCCCGTACCCGGGGCTGTTGTCACAACTACTTCCTTCATGCCGAACGGTCTATACTCCGTCAGCTTGAAGGCTATGCTGTAATCCCCTTCCTCGCCGGCGTTCTCAGATATATCCAGGCTTTCGATCAGTACCAGCGTGGATATGTCGCTGCTTTCCCCATTGACGATGATCAGTCTCACAGGCTCATTGTCCCGGCGCCATTTTTCAAACAGCCGCAGATAGATGTCCGCGGGCAGGAATCCGGCCGGAGTGAGCACATATCCGTAAGGCTTGCTCGGGAATTCCGCTTCAAAGCTATACTTGTCGAGCTCCACACCGCTTTGCTTCGCGATCTGCCCGAGCTTTAAAACATTATAGCTTTCAATGGTTTGAGCCTTTGAAATCTCTATGCTCTCAGGGTTGACCGGCAGTCTGAAGGTCGATTCATCCTTGTCAAAAAAGACCGCATAACTCACACTGCATACCCCCCTTCGGATACCATGGCGATTTCCTCGCTCATTATCTTGCCCACGCGCCTGATGACATTGTCCACATCCACTTCCTTTGTAACATTGCCAAAGGATATGCTTACGTTCGGCGCGAGCGTGGCTGTCGAGAATTTATTGATATACTCGCGCTCGGCTATATCCTGAAGATATTTCAGGTCCTCGTCGGACATGTCGACCTTCATGCTGCCGCCGTCTTCTCCGGTTACAGGCAGCGCGCCGTTTTTCATGTATTTGTCCATGTTTGGCGGTTCAGCGTCAATGGGTTTACTGATATCAAAGCCGGTTGCTCCGGGAGGTAAAGAAAGCTTTTCTCCGAGTCCTTTTAAAGAAGCTCCGACAAACTTTCCGATATCCTGACCCTTTGCGAATGCTTTTCCGAAGTCCATATATTCCATCTTTTCGCTTTCTACATTTTCCAGCTTTCCTATGAGTCCTATTTCAACTCCGGGCAGATTGTTTATTGCCATGATTGCTTTATTGATACAATCGATAATAAAATTTATAATTTTAATGAATAAATTGACTACGAAATCGCCAAGGACAGCGATGGTGTTTACAACAGCCGCGATCATATTATAAATGAGCGCCACAAGTAGGCCTATTCCGCCGCCTATATATCCGAATATTTCTTCCGTTGTACAGCCAAATTTGATCATTAAATATAACAATAAACCAATTGCAGCCCCTATAAGCAATATGGGCCAGTTAAGAATCATCCATTGTACCAGCATAATAGGCAAATATACAAGGGCAATCAACGCAAGAGCTCCGATAATGCTTAAAAGTACAGGCTCTATGGTACTCCAGTTTGACTGAACAATATTTATAACCCAATCAATACCTTTCGCGATAATGTTTATTACTCCAAGTATGCTGTTCAGGGCTTTTTGAAACCCGGGCGAGTTTATTATACCGGTTATTCTTTCGATCACGGGTCCGAAAGCACGCAAAGCGCCGTCCTTTATCTGCCCGAATACATCGGCGAAGGTCATCGGCGTATCTGAAAACTTTTCGCTGATCTGATTACTGGCGGCAAACATGGATTTCTTTATAATTTCAGCGCTGATAGAGCTTTCATCCGACATAGACATCAGCTCTTCCTTTGACTTGCCGGTGAATTTTGCTATCGCATCGGCTGCCAGAGGAGCGCTCTCCATTATGCTCTTGAGATCGCCGCCCTGGATTTTCCCGGCTGACATGGACTTTATGATCTGGTCCATACCCGCCTGTTGTTCCTCCGTACCGGCACGGCCGGCTTTAAACGACTTCTGTACAAGCTCGGTGAAAGCAATTAATTCATCATTGCTGCCAAAGGCTTTTTTAGCCGTAGTCCCCATTTTTACAATGCTTGCGGCCATTTCCGTATAAGAGGCCCTGGACCGTGATGCTGCCGCGAAAATTTTATCCTGGAGCTGGCCGTTGGTCTGCAGACCGTCATTGATTAAGCCTAGCCTTGTTGCGGTATTGGTATAGGTATCGGCGGTATCTATCACCTTTTGCACATTCCCGAGAGTAAGAAATCTGCCGGCGAGTTTTGTCAACGATTGTCCAAAAGGTTTGATTGCTCCAGCAACTTTACCAAAGATCCCTTTGGTTCCTAACAATTTTGCAGTCAGTTTACCAACTATTTTGATTGCATTGCCGGCAATGCCTGTCACGGATCCGGCAATCAATTTGATACCTCCGATTCCTTTACCGGCTGCCGCCCCGATTCGTGAAAGCGCTGCAGTCAGCTTACCGAATCCTATACCGGCAAGCTTCTTTAGTAACCCCCCTAATAATTTGATGCTTCCAAGCCCCTTACCGGCTGCCGCCCCGATTCG